CCGTAGACTTTAAAACTACCTGTTTCTAATTTTTCGTATCTAACTTTTAAGTCGTAAGTCTTTTCTTCTTTGTCTAATTCATCTATAGGTGTATCTACGGATTTACCAACGATTTCACCGTATCTGCTGAAAGATAAATCTAATTCACCAGAATCGGCAAAATCTTCTTGTTGTAATTCACCCATATCGCCAACAGATTTAATTTTTGCTAAACCCATTTGACTTAATTTAGATTCGATTTGTCCCAGAGCTGCATGTGGATTCATAAACTCTGATACTGCAACATGACCAAGAACTGCATTGACAGCATTCTTGACGTTTGCATCATCTAAATCATATGGAACTTTCATAGATGAAAGACCTGCATTTCCAGCAACTACGTGATTTAGATGATTTTCCTCTAAAAATTCTTTAAAACTCTTCATAATGTTTTCCTAAATTTAATTACGCAACACTAATATCAGCGTAAGTACCTGTTCCAGCACCACCTAATCTATCACCAACAGCAAATACTTTGTCTGATGCAGTAGATGTTCCGTTATCTACAATTGTTCCACTGATTGTTTGTGCGCCGATTGATAAATTTTCTGTTTGTGAAGGTACGGTAAATGTGAACTCTGCGCTGTTAACACCTGTCTGAGCAGCTGCAGTTGCAGTAATACTTCCTGATACTGAACCTGTTACAACTAATGTTGCACCATTAGTTACGTCAACGTTCTCGTTGTAGTTGACTATAACAGCACCTGTATCGGCTTGGTTATATGATGCAGCTTTAAAGTATACGCCTACTATATCTGCGTTACCTAATGCAGTTGAAAGGTTTGTTTGTGAACCAACTGCAACAAGAACTTCTTCTAAGTTTCTTGAACCAACTGATTTCTTTAAAACCCAACCTTCGGGTTTACCCACACAATTATTTTTATCTTCTTGTTTTAGGTATTTTGGTCTTGATTCGTCTGAATCTGTTACTCCCCATAATGCCATGATTTTTCTCCCTAATTAAGCAACCTTCATTTTTGCGATTGCGTTAAAAACTTTTTTAAAGTTTTTAGTATCTTTTTGTAATAAACGAAGGTATTTATCCCTTATTGGTGCTCTTACCTTCATTAAAATGTCGTGAACTTTGACTGCATCGTCTTTTTTCACTTTAATTTTCTTCATATCGTCTGTTCTGACTTCACCGTCTTTAGAACCATCTTTGAATTTACGTAACTGAACTAACATATTAGCATCTGGTCTATTTTGTACACCTTTTGCAACTGATGCCAAGGCATCTTTAGCTCTCATGAAGACTTCATCTTCACCCGCTTCAGCATATTTACCACCTGCCATAGTAGAAATCTTTTCGATTTTCTTCTTTAAGTCTGCTTCATTCTTTGCTTGTGCTACAGCACGTGCAATCTTTTTATTACCAGCATCTGACATCATGCCAAAATCAGAAATCTTCTCCATAATCTTATTGATTTTGAGAGTTTCTTTTTTGACATAACCTAGTTTCTTCAGTTTTTCTTTGAAGATTTTATATCTTGCATCTGCTGTTAAGACTTTATCCATTACTTTAAGCCTTTAGTCAACATCTTGTCAATCTGTGGTGTTGACATATCTTTTTCTGTTGGGTCTCCGTATGATGATTTACCTATGACTATTCTTAAAAAGTCATTGACTGCCTTCTTTCCGCCTTTAACTCTAACATGTTTGCCCATCATTGATGATTTAAGACCAAATCTTTTTGCTTGTTTGTTAATTTCTAGTGCATGTTTATTTTGGTCAGCAGGTTTTGATATTCTGTTTTTAGGGTCTACGGTAATGTTTGCAACTTCTTCGTCTAACTGAGGTGCATATTTTTCACCATCTTCCCACATTTGTCTGTAGGCATCTTCAACTCTCATTTGTGATGGTGTCTTTGCTTTCTGTCTGAAGTCTCTCATATCTTTTGGTAATCTTTCGTCTTCAAATCCTTTGTGTGGGTGTTGAGAGAATCCTAATGCTTTAAATTTATGTTTTGGCGCCTTGTCTACATTCTGCATGTCTGACTCTGACATTGATTCTTTTTCTCTTGCCTGTTTTGCTTTCAACTTTTCCATATCTTGAGTATGTTTAAGATTGAGTTTTGCTTTTGCTTCTGCATCTTCTACATGAATGTAATTTGGTTTCAGCATATCTTTTGCTTTCTTTCTATCATGATATTTTAATACATGTTTTTTACCCTTGTCATCTTTGACAAGATAACCTGTATTAGTCTTCTGTAAGATTTTACCAAATTGTTTGTTACCTTTAGAGTCATAGAAATCTAACTCTAAACCAACTTTAGCACTTTTAGAAGTTTCAGTACCCATGCCATACTTTGCAAGTTTTCTGTAGTTTTCATTTAGGTCTTCATGAATCACTTCTTCGTTAGCATATCTCAATGCGTTCTGGACTTCTTTTGATTTTAGAACTTTATCACCGTAGAACTTTTTGATTTCTTTACGTGCTATGCTATCTGCACCACCTAAATCAAGTGCAACTTCTACTGCTTTACGGATTTCAGCATCTTTGACTTTGTTTCTTCTAAAGTATGTTGATATTTCTCTACCAGTAAGTTTTTGTTTTCCATAAGGTCCAAGGGGATTGACCTTACCATCTTTGTCTAAAACCTTTTTTGCTTCGGAAAATAAGTTCATTACATTTTACCTGAGTTTTTCTTCAAGAACATATCGATTTCTTTTTTCTTTGCCTTGAATTCTTTTGAACCATGTTTGTGCTTCATCATATCATTCATCATGTCGATGAACTTCTTGCTTGTAGGTGAAAGTGATTCTGTTACTTCAAAAAATACTGACTCTTCAACTTCTTTTTCGTCTTCGTCTTCGTCTTTCTCTTTTTCTTTGATGTCTTTCTTAGATTTATCTTTCTCTAGTTCTTCAACTTCTTTGACTTGGTATTTTTTACCAGCGACTACGAATTCGCCTTCGCCTTTTTCTTTTGCAGCTGCCAATGCTTTAGTAAAGGCGTTGCCTTCATCTTTCATTGCTTTTGCAATTGCATCTCTACGTTTTCCTAGATATTCGTCTGAACTATCTACATCGCCATCGTTATCTACGTCTGCATCTCTCTTACCCACAGGGTCGAGTTTTTTGCCTTCTAGAATTGCACGTGAATCGTTTAAAAGTTTTTTGCTTATTTCGTCTATCATTGTTTTAGTTCCCCTTTTTCGAAGTAATCAAACATTTTTCGTTTACCTTCTTCGTTAAGTCTTAAAGATTTAGCAAGTCGTCCTAACATGTTTCTTTCTGCTAATTTTTCTATTGAAACATCTTCTTCTACTTCTTCCATTGCAGGCAACTCGCCCATTTTTTTAGCCATTCTTTCAAACCCTTTAGGATTTTGTTTCTGCATTTGTTTTAGAACTTTAGGACTTGTCATGTTCAACAAGTTAGCAAGACCCATGGTTGCTTTTTTATCTGTTATTTTAAACAACTTCTTAATTGCTTCTTCACTTTCGATGAGTTCTTGATTATTTACAAGTTCTTCATCTATTGTATCTTCGTTAAATTCATTACATAAAAGTTGTTCGATTTCCTCATCGACTGAAGATTTAGATATAGATGTTTCTTCAACAATATTTTGTTGTTCAACTATCTTACCACGAACTCTTTGTAAACTTTCTTGCCAAGTTTCTTGTTGTTTTGCCATAATAGTTATTTATATTTCTTTAATTCTCAGAATTAAGTTATTCTCACCTTTAATAAGTCTATGATAACTCATTTTTGCGATGTAATACTCTTTTCCTATTTTTAATTCTGTTGGTAACTTGTCATCCATTTGAAGTTTCCAACCTTTTCCATTTAGAACATGTATATTTCTATTTTCTAAATCTCTATGCCAAACTAATTCTGATTCTTTTAAATTTTCGTCAAAAGTTCTAATCAAATATTTTTGACCTGTGCCTTCTTGTTCGAAAGGTTCATCTATGTAAGGTTTAGACATTTCCTGATACTAATACAATTTTACAAATGTGTTCTAATCTTTCAATATGTTCGAATGTTTGCCAAGGTGTTTTTCCAACTGCGACTACACCATGTCCATCGATACCTACTATATCATATTTAGTATTACCATCTGAATCTAATCCCATTGCTTTATGTGTCTTATCTGCAAGTTCTTTACTGATAGGTGGTACCATACCAACATTTGGACCTACGTTTGTGTATCTTGATAGTTCAGGAAACTTTTCGCATAATGTTGATAATTCTATACCTCTATGCATAGCTGCTACGGTATAGGTTGGATGTAAATGCACTACACATCTAACACCTGTTGTTACCCTTTTCATCAATCCGTAATGTAGTGGTAGTTCTCCACTAGGTTTCATTCCTATACTTTCTTGAGTATAGTCCATTGGCAATCCTGATACGACATCAATTTTTTTGTAATGTGTGTATTGTAAATTTTGTTTTCTCACACCTGACGGAGTGATATAGAAGTGGCCATCTTTTTTATGTCTAATTGAAGCGTTGCCGTCTCTTGTTGAAATTAGACCAAGGTTGTATGAGTGTTTTAACACTTCGCACATTGTTTCTAACATAATTTTTTACCAGAAGAACGAACCGCCGCCTGATAACCCTAGTTGTTTTGCATAGTAAGGAAGTCTACATGACCAATATCCTGCTGAGGTTTTATCATTAGCAGTATCGCAATTATGACGTGCAACATAAGATGCTCTAGCACTTTTGTCCGAGAATTTCACTGAGAGACCTGTTGTATCTCCAAATGTGACTTTCTTAACTTTATCGCCGTCTTTTACATAAACATAAAACTTTTTAGGTCCGCCTCTCATAGGTTTATTTAAAGGTTTATCTTCGTCTTCTGTAATCGCCATCATTGGACAATCCAAAGGAACCAATTCGCCTTCATATATTTCATACTGACCTAAATCAGTTTCTATTATGTTTTTGTCTATTTCAGTAAGTCTATACTTACCTTCTTCAATTCTTTTTCTAACTTCTTTGATTACCTCAAAGTACATGAAAGAACCCAATCTAAAAGGATTGTCTAAAACATTTGTTTTTGTTTCTTGCAATTCGTCTAAGACATTATCAATTGCAACTTCTCTGAACGTTTTCATAAAGTTTTCCTAGTTGGTCTATCTCCTTCATTTTTTTATCTAATCTTTCCATATTTTGTTGTCTGGTGTTGGTATTTATGTAGTCAAAATCTATTAATGTCATCTTATCACCATCGACAATGATATTATCCAGATTCCAGTCTCCGTGATATATGGGTTGCCATTTGTTCATGTTATCTATACAAAAATCATAAACTCTTTGTGCAAGTTCTGGAGTTTTTGGTAGAGAATATGCCATCACACCAGGTACTCTTTTGACATCCATATAAAACCATTCATCTTCTTTTAGTTGAGGTGGTTTATTGAACACACGGTCATCTCTTGTATGTCTAACAGGCATTTCATACTTTAAATCGGGACAATCTCTTTCTATTATTGTTGTACCAGTTTCAATTATGTGATTTGGAAAAACTTGATTTGTAAGTTCTATTATTTTATCAATTCTTCGTTTTCTAATACATCTACTATTGTATATCTTTCGAAAAAAATCACCATGGTCATAACAAAGACGAGATATTAACATCTCGTTTGAATCTCTTAGTTTATGAAATGCTCTTTTTTTTAAATCAACCACGAACTTTTGCTGCTAAATCTTTATCTGCACCGCCCCATGTGCCTTTTGACTTAGTTGCAAAGCTGTTCACTCTGGCATGTCCCCATTGGGTCGGGTTTGTGCCAGGTCTATGACCAGTTCTCCAAGCAGCTACACCTCTTTTGAATACTTGTTTCAATATACCAAAAGGCATGCCCGTTTTTTCTGCTTTCTTTTTGAGCGATGCATCTGCATCACCTTCTTCTAGGTCTTCTTCTGTTAGTTCTGCGATTGCTTCTTCTGTTACAACTTCTTTGACCATAAACTCTTCGTTATATGGAAAACCTTCAAGAGGATTACCAAATACTTGACTAAAATGTTTTTTAGCATTCTCTTTTTTAACTTTAGAGGCTTTCATGATATAACTATCAACCATTTGACCTGGTGTATCTTCAGAATATGCTTTTCTTATTTCGTCTGTACCGATTTCTAATGTTTCTTTTTTCATTATGCGTTCCTCACGTTACCAATAGCATCTGTATATGCAAGTGTCATTGGTAATAGTTTGTTAATAGGCATATTTATCTCTAATGCAGTCACTTTGATGCCTGGGTCTACAAGCACTGCTGATAAAAATCTATGGTGTCCATCAATAATTCTATCATCAGATGAAACTACATAAAAATTTTTCTTTGATTTCGAAAAGTCTCTTGTACCTTCTGCACCAAATTGTGCTACATTTTTGATTGACTTATCGAAATATATTTGACTTTGAATTGGTTTTAAATTACCTACTGCGACTGATTTCATTTGGACTTTGACAATATCATCTTTCGGGTCACCGTCTCTTAAACCACCTGTAATCCAATCTTTACCAATCTGAGGATTAAGACCTTGTGGAAATGGGTCATTAGGAACTTCGTTGTCTGCAAAAGGTTTATTAATGTCTATCGAACCTTTTTTCAATCTTTGTTGTAATAGTTTGATATCTCTGTTATCGATTACAGGCATATCTTTTCTCCTTGCAAAACCACCTTTTGCAAGTCTCTGAGCAATCTTGTAGTTTGCATCAAAGTTTGGCACTTCTTCTTCGAGTTTTCTGCCTTTAGAATCCATTAACTTTTCAGCATATTCTTTTGCGATATTGACTCTAGTTTTGACAATCTCCATAGTGCCTGCTTTGGCACCACCTGCTTCCATAAAGTATCTAATGTCTTCTATCAGTGTTCTCATTTCTTATCTTTCTTTGATAGATAAGCTGCAATTGCCATGTCACGTATTTTTTTATCTGATTTGCCTTTGAATTGTGGTGAATCTGACTTTCTGAAATCATCGATGTAATCACCAGCATCTGCGTTTTTGCCTAATTCTTCTTTTCTACTCTTCTTGTATTTCTTAATAGAGTCTCTTGCAGTCTTCATCATTGCTTTTTGATGTGCTTTTTGTTTGGACTTTTCTTTATCTCTCAATATATCTGCAAGTCTCTTTTCTTCTAATTCATCTCCTGATACAATCATACCTATTTGATTAATTAAAGATGTGATAACTGGTGTAGGCAACATTGATAGTTGTTGTAGTGTATCTTTAGATATGCCTTTTACGTTTTTTAATTTCTTTTTCCAAGAAGATATTGCAGTCATATCTGTTTTCTTTGCTTCTGTTATCTCGTCACCCATTTTTAAGAAGAGATGATTCTTCTGTTGTTCTTTGTCTGTAACTTTAGCACCAATGATTGAACCCAATCTTCGAATGTACGATAATCCTTTTTCTGGATTTTTCTTATACTCTATTTCTGCCTTTCTCATCCATTTTTGTGTCATTGTTTTTAATATCACTGACATTGATGCTACGAGTTTGCCTTCTTCTAAATCTTCATACTTAGGTGATTTCTTTTTAGTACCATCTGCTCTTGGTATGAGACCTTTTGCTTTTAAATGTGCTTTATCTGTAAAACCTGCCTTACCTGCTTTGTATCTCTTCATTGCATCAGCAGTATTTGGTGCATTTTCTTCTAAATCTTCTGACATTTCATCTGCATCGAGTAAATCATCTAATGCATATTTTGCCAGACCTACTTGTTTATTTGCTTTTTGTTTTAAATCTCTGTCATCAATTTTCATTCTGATAATCTTATCTTGAAGTTGGTCTAACATCTTGACTCTTTTTTCAAGATAACTTCTATCAGATGATTTGAGTTCTTCGTCTATTTGTTCTGATTGTGAAAGTTCTGACATGAGATAATCGTGACATACATCTAGATAGTCGTCTGCTTTTGTGAGTTTACTATTCCACCATGCTGGATAATCACCGTCTTCTTTAACAACTCTCTTAAGATTGTTTGCATTTCTGACAATGTTTTCTAGTGAGTTTTGTGCCATATCACCATCATAGTTTTCACCAAACATTTTTTTGAATTTCTGAGTGTGTTTAGATGGTTTAGTTTTTTTGAGTTCGCCTGTTTTTGGGTCTTTATCACCTGGCGCAGGTTTGTAAGCATTTGGATTGTCATCATCCATCTCTGCACCTTTCTTAAAGTGTGCATCTCTGGCGCTCTTCTTATCTTTATCTACGCCTGAATAGTACTTCTTAGGTTGAGTACCTTTCTTGTCATCGACATCTTTATCTTGAGCGACTCTTCTAAGTTTTTCTCTTATATTTTCAATCATAATACTATTTATGATTTTTTAGTAAGTAACTCTTGCTCTTTCCAATTTGTGGCAGTTTTATTACCTGGAAATCTAGATGACCATGATAATAATTTAGAATATAATTTTGTTGCTTTAGATTCAAGTGTTTTCAGGTCATCATCGTTATGTATTTCTACAAAATCTTTTTTAAATATTTTTTTCAATGCTTGAGCATTCTTTTGTGCTTTTTCCCAATCACCTTGCACTATATTTGCTGGTAGTTTTCTTGGTCTTGCTTCGTTTCTTTTTTGTGCATTCTCTAATGATGCATTGACAAATATCATTTTAGATTCATAACCAATCTTATCTAACATAGTTTTATATGCATTAACTTTTTTGAGGTCTGCACTAGTAGTATCAAAGATTAAACCAAGTCTTCCATCGATGTATGCATCTAAGTTTTTACCTGTAATCTTTTTTGCTTTTGCACGTATAGGGTCTACTTTACTAAAGTCTGCACCTCGTAAATCAAGTGTAAGTCCTGCTTTCTTTAATCCATTTTCAAATGCTTTATCTGTATTAACAAGTTTTAGACCAAGTGCTTTGAGTGATAATTTATCTACAACGGTTGACTTACCACTACCTGGACCACCTGAGAAGAAGACTGCTTTAAAAATACCTGGGTCATATACGCCTTCAGTAATCAAATCTTCAATCATATAATCTGGTAATGTTGATTCGATAATACCCATACCTTTTCGAACATCTTTATATAATTGTTCTATATCTCTTTTATTTCTTGAAGGTACGCCTAATGAAAAATTCTTTAAATCTCCTGTTTCAGCATATGCTCTCATTTTTGATGCAGACATTCCTGAAACATCATCAGCGTCTGGGTCACGTTCACCTGCTGATATTATATTGATTTCTTTAAACTTGTAAAAACCATGACGTGCTTTAACACCATTGTATTTGTTTAACAGATTATCAAACTCTCTGACTCTATCTGAACCAACCATCATGTTTACTTTTTCATAACCCTTTTTTTGCAATGCACTAGCAATTTCAAATACGGTTCTGACATTTGCATCAGGTACACCAACTTGTTTGCCAAAAAACTTTCTGAGATATTTTATTTTAACTTTATGAGGTAATGGATTTTTTAATTTATCGTTTGAGTGAGATGAAAATAACAATTTATCACCAGGCAATTTCTTTAGTTTGTTTACTAACAATGCATGACCTGTTGTGGGTGGATTAAATCTTCCAAATGTAAAACTTACTTCTTTCATTATTTGTCCCAATTTTTTGCTACGTTAAAATTATTTAGTGAAAACTCCATACGGTCTACTAATTTAACGGCACTGCCATCTTTGTCTACTGCAACATAACCTTCAGGATTTACAGCTTTAAATCCATTATCTGTTTTAACAAAATGACCTATGTTTTTAACTCTATTTAATCCTTTTAGTATGATTGATTTTGCTGATATCAAATTACTTTGAAATTTTGTTAAAGAAGCAATAAGAACTTTTAAACTTCTCAATTCTGATAGTGATTGTAATTTGATTTCTGTTTTTATATCTTTGTGTTTTTGTGTTTTAAGTTTTTTGATTACTTTGTTGTCCCAATATTTATCTACATATTTGATGTAATCTGGATAACTAGGATTGAATTTTCCTGCTCTGATTTTACTATTTACATAAGATTTATAAGTAGCGCCTGGTGCTTTACTCAAAAACATTCTATTGATATCATTAAACTTTTGTAAATCCACTCTTTTGATTTTTCTGAATACTTTTCCTACGTTTGATAAATTTTTACTTAATTCAACACTTTCTTTTGCCGTCATTTTAGAATTACCTGTAGCGTCTTGATAAGATGCATCACTTAACCAAACATCTTTTGAATGTCCTAGTTTAGATATATCAGCACCAAAACTAGCAGACATATCTTCTAATGTAGGTCCTGTGTAAGTCGTATGAAAAACTACTCCTAGTTTTGCAGAATCGATATCATTTGCTAATGGTGAACCGACAACAGCTGCATATTTAATTGTATTGGGTTGAAAAGTTATATAATCCAAGTCACCAATTTTTTCAGTCGTTTTGTCTGAATCTGTAAACATCAAGTCTCCTTGCAGAATACTAGAAAAACTTAATTTAGATAGATGTTTAAATGACTCTATGAATTTTGTTTCTAGGTCACCAGATAGTTCTGGTGCATCTTTGATTTCTTGTTCAGATGCATAGAATAACGGAACTTTATTGAATATGGATTTTTTACCTATGATAAATCTACCATCTTCTGGATGTGGACCTACAAATATCGCAGGTGCACCATCCCACTTAACGGTCATATTTACTCGACCTTTTGAATTACCTTTCATCATATCTCTGAGAGATTGTAAAAAGTTGATAGATGCACGACCACCATCAATACCATTATTGATAATTTCGTCTTCTAGATGTTCTAAGTGTAAATTTTTAACTGCCATATTAGTAAAAGCCTATCATAACCACAGAAAAAGTCAAGCATTTTCGAGCTTGATTTATTGCTTCTACTATTTATGTTTTATGTAATTAGATATTACTCTGGATTTCTTGAATGACCACTTTCAGACACATAATCAACAGGAACAACTG